ATTTCTGTAATCTCCGATTTTTTGGTCTTTTTTACTTGGACACTCTGGGATTACTAATTCTTCTTTTTTCTTTTCTGGTGTTTTTGTCTCTGGAATATCTGACTCTGGCATAGGTGGAGCTTCATTTGTTATCGGTAAATCTTCAGTAATCACCAACTGATCTGGTCTGTATTCCATAGGGTAAAAGCTAGGAAACAAAGATTCACCACAGGTCAGAAACACTCCGTTTGGGTCATCTAGCAAAAGCTGTGTATTTCCAGTATTTTTTATATCTCTATGCTGATAAGTACAACCTACAACATCTATCTCAAGATTTGTTATTACAGGCAATACAGGATCAGGCTTGTATATCTCAGGAATATAGACCTCTGGAACATTAATTTGTCTGATACCTATTTCTGGTATCTCCATTAACTCTTAGGCTTTATATATTCTGGGATTGTGCCGCCTGTCATATCTGGTAAAGCATTATCCAAAACTTTTGGCATCATGCCCTGCACATTATCAAGCACTTCATTCATAACTCTGGCTTTGAATTGTTCACTTGTAACAAATCTATAGGCGTAATATGAACCGCCCAACATTGACAAGGTTAAAAAAAGCGACAACAATGAAGCTATCTGACAAATCTTTTGAAACATGGTTAAAGAAGCAATACTGAAAGCGATTTCTCACACTTTAATTATATCTTTTTTAATAATTATTCCTACTATTACTCCTTTATATTTAATTACAAGCTATATGACTAAACAAATTACGACAAAGAATTAGGATCCTCTGGATATTGTGTCATGTTGAACTTTTCAAAGTTTCCATCTTTATCATAAGTTGCACCATATAAGGTAACTAAAGCTGCGATATCTGCACAGTTATCAATTTCTGTTTCTCTTGTGTTACAAGCTGTCCTAACGGCATCACGATAAGTTGAAATAGCTGTTGGAATTGCAGTATCTTTTTCAGCTTTTCTTACAACGTACCAATCATATTTTGATAATAAACTGCCAGCAATTACTTTTTCTTTTGCCTTCAATATTGACTTAACCCCTAAATTAATAATTTGATTTCCATTTTCATTTAATAGTGGATCGCCATTTTCATCAACTTCTTTTGTATCTGTTAATTTTTTCTCAGATCCATCAGTTTCATAAAAACGCCCATCAAATACAGTTGGATCTGCAATTTCGGTAATACCAAGATCTTTCTTTTCCTGTGCTGATGATAGTCTTAACCAGTTGGCAGGGTAATTAACATCCCCTACTGTAAAAGGAACATCAACTGCTAATGGGTTTCCGTTTAATAAAAATGCCATATTTATATATTACCTTGCCCTTGCATTTTTGAAAGGTGATTCTGCAAATGCTAAATAAATATAATTATCTCCACTTCCGTTATATTGGTCATATGTGTTAAAAGGTCTAAACCCATTTGAATAAAAATCTATACCATACGCACCACCTGTATATTCTGCATCAGCTAAGTTTGTAAAAAGAGTAGCATTTGATTCGTTAAATGTGCTTCTTGTAGTATCATCAATAACCCAATCCATTTGTCCAAGTTGTTTTATAATCATGAAACGTGGTCTAAAACCTGTGAAAACAAATGGTGCATTGGTTGCTGAACCATTACCTATATATTTGCCCAGCTTGCTATAACCTTGCACTTCACTAAATACATACTGGATTATTGTGTCTCCATTAGCACCTGTACCAAAACCATCTTTAACAGTCGTAGATGTAAAGTAGGTACTTGTATCTCCTTTGGCATCTTGTTTATTAAGAAACATATAATCTGTACTATTATCGAAAGGGTTAACAAATTGTACAGACCAATCACTTGAACCATTTCTTTTCTTACTTATTGCAAGAACTGGAGCAACACCTAATCCATGCCCCATTGTCATACCAGAAAAATTACCGACTGTATAAGAAACTATAGAAAATCCTGCTGTTGGATTTACTTTTACAGTTGATTGTAGCGTTCCATCAAAATTACTTGATCCAAGAGTTGAATTTGTATTCACAGCCCCACCCATTCCACTATGATATTGGCAATAGTAATACAGCTGCGGAGCAGAGGCAGCAACAGTTATAGTTGTTTTATAAGCACTATCGTCTTTTGTGACACCAGTTGTATATTCAGACCCACCACCATGAGTACCATCTGATGTTGTAGAAAATCTAATAGGGTGTGATTGTGCTGAACTATCTGACCAATCAAAGACATAAGTGCCACCTTCTGCAAGATCAAGAGTAACAGCAGACGTTCCAAAATCATCAAATCTATATTTATTCCCAGAATCAGAAACAACTTTTACTGTATAAGTTTTGCCATCTGTATTCCCTGCATTCCAGTTCCAAACAACATAATTTTTACCAGATTCATTAAAAAAGTTGGTTGAGGCACTTCCTTTTGTAACTGAAAACCCACTAGCATCAAAGGAGTTTAGATAGCCATACGTTGTGTTATCAAGTTCTGCACCTTCAGCATTTGCTGTTTGACTAGCTAATGATTTAAGTTGACCAGCACCACGAACAGAATCATAAAGAAGATGAGCATAAGCTGCGTTTCTAATTTTAGTCCATAAAAAATCAGGTTGAAATTCTAAAACATTTGAGAACGTTCTTGTAGAATTACCATCGCCAGAATAAAGTACAATATCAAAATGTTTATTAGGTAACAGTATTGTTGGGTCGGGTAAGTTTGCCGAACATATTGATTGATAACCAGTTGGTGCGGTATATGTAAATGGTCTCTGTCCAAAATTAAAAGATCCAGACTTAGTGCCAGAACTGTTATCAGTAAAAGCCTCTACAAAAAGAGTTTTACCTGTTGTGAAAGTATTTGTAGGAGAATTACCTGTAGCTGGATCACCTGATTGCCAAGAATTATTTTTTGCATACCATATTTTTCCACTATCGAAATCAATAGCAACTCCTACAATGTCGTTAGTTGTCCAAGAAGCATAACCAGATGTACCTCCTCCTCCAAAAGATGAGGAGTAAGAACCATTATTTCTATAAAAAGATCCTCCTTCACTTGGCAAATCGTACCAGCCTATAGAAAATGTACCAGTATTGGTGCTTAAAAACTCAAAATACCATTTACCAGTTTTTAATCCAAAAGTGCTAACGGCAGTTCTATTACTAGAACTTGATTCCGTAAAATCTAAACTACCATTACTTATTGTTGCTCTTTGTTCATTTCCTTGTCCAAGTGAAATAGAGTTTAAGGTGCAAAAATTATTGGTTGGTGTATCTTCTAGTGAATCATTACCAGCACCAGCACTTACAGAAAATCCATTTGGTGTCCAATTGTTAGAATTACCGCTTGAATCTTTGCCAAGTGTTGTTGCTGTAACTGCGGAATTATCTAAAAAATCTAAATACCAACCAGTAGTGCCAAAACTACCAGTATATTCTTTAGGAACAAGTTGTCCTGTAGTTGCATTTGTTTCAGTAAAATATGTCGGATCATAAGCCTGACCATCAATAAAATAAAATTCAGCCATATAACCACAGAAAAAGTTGAACCAATTACTGCTCCCTGTGTAGCCTAAACCATATTCAGCAAAACCAAGCTCATGGTTTCTGTCTCTGTTTATAATGCAGTCATCAGATGCGCTCCCATCTAAAAAATTAACAGTCGTTGTGACTTCTTGCCTTACCCCATTAACAAAAATTTTACCTCTATCAGCAGTAGTGCTATTGGCATAATCAGCAACAAAACAAAGATGATACCAAGCACTAACATCCCTAAATTGTGCATTTGTATGTATTCGCCCTGCACTATATCCACCATCAGTACCTTGCTCAAAAGCTATTGTATTATCTGATTTAAATTTTATTAAACCTCTGTTACCATTACCTGTGGCATGAATTATTGTCATGCCGTCATTACCTCCCAAACTATTTGAATAATCTGGGTCCCCTAACTGACTCCTTTTAACCCATACACTTAAAGTCCATTTGTTTTTATTACCACCTGATTGAATAGTTCTTTGTAATCTTGAGGGGGAACTTTGGTCATCATCAAATCTCAAACTACGATCTACTGTATAAGCATCTGCCGCCCCAGATGCTCCTATTCTAATTGGATCAAAAAATGGCATTACTTAACGTCTAAGGAAACTGCGCAATGAATTACGTTACTAGATAGAATTACATAATCTATTCGATCTACCGCAGCGGCCGTTGTTGTAAGTGTTGGCGCTGTACCACCTACAAATTTAAATGCACTATTAAATGATGCTGTCCTAGACCCTGTTCCATCTTGTGTAATAAATATCGAACCAGATTGTCCAACAACTTGATTACTTGGTGCAGCAAAGGTTCTGTTACCTCCTAGCGTTACTGAATGATGACAGGCTGTTGCCATATCTATTGTTATTGTTGCTCCATCAGAAAGGGCTGTGACGTTAGCTGCGGCTCCTCCTGTGAGTGATATTCCTCCCGAAGCAGTTTCAAATTTTTTTGTGCCATTATGGTATAAATCTACTGACCCATTCTGAGTCATTTCAATATGTTTCTCAAGATTACCTGCATCCCTTAAAATTATGTCTTGTGCTTGTATTATTAAATCTCCACCACCAACTTCTGTTATTAAACTTGTATTGTCACTAGATTGATGGGTAAATTTTAAATCGCCACCTGTTCCAATTTTTAATTCAGCATCATCCTTTACTATTAAAGAATTATCTGACCTATCAAAAACAATATCTCTTCCAGCGGTAGCACCATCAAAAGTTACATCTTCTTGGAATATATTTGTTGAAGTAAAAGTATTTGCTGCTGACAATCCAGCATGACCGAAGTTTGTAGCCGATACATCACCCAAAGTAACAAAAGCGTTATTTGCAGAATTTCTAATTTTTAAGGTATCGCCATCAATATGTGGAACATAAGCTGCTACACCGATTGAGGGGTCTCCAGAACCTTGATTCAATGTACTAAGTGCAGCAATTATTTGGTTTAATTTTGTACGAACTACAAGACCAGTACCATTATCAACGGTAAAGCCAGATCCACCAGTATTATCGACTCTTGACATAGCAAACCAACTTTTTTTCTAAGTATATCCTAAATATTAACCTTTACCAAAACCAATAGCAGTAAAATTAAATTCTCTTGATACAGAAGCATTAGAACTATTCTTAAAATGTATTTGAAATCCACTTCCAGTTCGATTTGTAATCTCATAAAAATCACCGCTTTGCATATCAAAAGCTGTAATTCCTATACTTGGTAAATTGGAATTAACACCTAAAAGTGCAGAAGTGCCAGTAAAAAAGGGATGGTCGTATGTAACTGAAGTATTACCACTAGATGTTTTAGATCCAACCTCTGTTCTTTGTTTAAATTCAGCAAAATAACCTAATTGTGAAACTCTTATATCTTGGTTTGTATCATTTGTTGTTAATACAGTTTTAAATTTAAAAGTTCTTCCTTTAAACTCACCATTTGCAAATTTCTGAAAATTATTATAAGAAGTTCCGTCTTGTGAAAATTGAACAAATACTTCAGCATTTGTATCAACACTTGCTGTTCCATCAAAATCCTGTCTTGTATCAAGATCAACAATAGAGTCAAATAAATCTGTTGAATATACAGAATCACTTTGTATAAGTTTTCTTAAATTAAGGGTAAAGACAGCACCAAGATCTAAAGTTTCATTGAATAAATAAGTACCAGTAGAAGATACTCCTCCAATGTCATCAATAGAGTTTTCTGAGTCAATATCTGTACTGTCATCAAAATTACCTGTACCAGACAAACTTATTGAGTTTGTACCAGAATCAAACCCAATATTAGTTTTTGATCCTTGAAATGGTGGGCTGTCTAGATCTTCTCTTCTTGCTTGTACTAATAACTTAGGTTGTGAATCAGGTAAATCTATTACAATAGATGTTTCCCCTGTGCTAAACCTATCTCCGTCATCTTGTGCTTTAAGTATGTACTCGCCTTCAAGCAAACTTACAACTTTTTCTGTACTTGCTCCACTTAAACCAAAAACAAGGTCTGTTGCATCTTGAAAAGTTCCTGTTCCATCTGTTTTAGGTGAATGGCGTATATGAATACGGCCACCCGCTCTAACATCAGCATCTGCAACAGCGTCCCATCTAAGTTTAATATTTTTATCGTCAACGACTTCATAAGTAAGATTTGTAATATCGGAAGGTGGTGCTGTTTTACCAACAGCATTAAAAGTTGTTGTAGCTGGTTCTCTTGATGGCTGTCCCAAAGCGTTGAAGCTAAAAACTCTTATTTCATACTCACCAGCATCTGTATTAAATATCTCTGCGTCACTCGATAATGTTTCAATCTTTTTAAAATCACCATTCT